AGGCCGCAAAACGCGCGCCGTACGAGCGCGCCTATCAGCTCGGCATCAATGTTGCCGCGCCTGCGGCGGGAATCGCGCTCGGCCACGCGACTGCGCGGTCGATCGAGCGGCGCCACGCGGCCTTCCGGACGCAGGCGAACAAGCAGATCGCGGACCTGGCCAAGCAGGCCTCCCGGATCGTCAGCAGGCCGCTGCCCACGGGCGCTGCCGGGCAGGTCAAGGCCGCCAGGCTGGCCGGCATCGTGAAGACCGCCGATCGGCTCAACATTCTGCAGGCGAAAGGTCCGCTCGGGCTCACACGAGCCGCGCTGCTCGTGGCGGAGGGCGCATACGTCCGCTTCGGCCTCGCCCCCAAGGTCGAGAACCCCGTCGCGCGCGAAGCCCTCAATGCCGTCGGCAGCGTGAGCCTGTTCGCCGCGACGACGCAGATCGGTGAGCGTGTGGTGCAGAATGCTACGCTCAGCCGTTTGCCGTCGGCGCCGAGCATGGCCGTCATCGAGACGGCGCGGACGGTCGCCGCATCGTCCGGCGCAAACGTGGCGCCGGCGGCGACCTCGGCGGCAAGCCGCGCCGGAATGGTGCTGCGGTCTGGCCTGGGGGTGGCCGCAAAGATTGCTCTGCCCCTGCAGGTCGGCCTCACAGCCCTCGCGGCAGCGCGCGGCTACCGGCAAGCCGGTCTGCGGGGGGCGATCATCGCCGCCGGAGACAGTCTGACCTTCGGTGCCGTCTCTGCCGTCGCCCGCACGGTCGACGCCTATCGGGGGCACCAGCGTGTTGCGAGCGCGCGGGCCACTCTCGCCCGGGCGGCAGCGGTGCGCAACGCGGTCGAGATGCGGAAAACCGCGACCTTGAGGGCCGCCGCGCGGGCGCAGCCCCGCAGCGATGGGGTGGTCGATGCTTACACGCGCCGCCAGAACGGACGCGTCGTGAGGGTGAGCGGATATCGGCGCAGCAGCTAAAGGGCGGCAGCGAGTCGTCGCGACTCTGCCAATCGGATGGTCGACAGCTACACCCGGAGCCGAGCCGGCCCTGGGTCCGTCATCGTGCAAAGGTGGCGATGTGACGGGTGCAGCATTATCGGCAGCGGCGCAGCAGGCGCGGCGGTCGGACGGCTGGAAGCTCGGGCTCGAGCTGCCGCCGCGGCTGACCGTCAGTCAGTGGGCGGATGCGTACCGGTATATCGCGCGCGGGACGGGGCCGGAGCCAGGCCGCTGGCGCACGGACCGTACGCCGTGGCTGCGCGAGCCGATGGACGAGGTGACAAACCCGGCAGTGGACGTCATCGTCCTCAAGATGTCGAGCCAGGTCGGCAAGACCGAGATTCTGATCAACGTCGCGGGTTACTTCATCGATCAAGATCCGGCGCCGCAGATGTTCGTCCTGCCGACGCTGCAGCTCGCCGACAGCTTCTCTCGGTCGCGCTTCGGTCCGACCATCAATGCCACGCCGCGGCTGCTCGACAGGATCGGGGAGCACTCGAGCCGGGACTCATCGACCACGATCCTCGAGAAGACCTATCCCGGCGGGGACATCGTGTTCGCTGGCGCCAACTCGCCGGCCAGCCTGGCGAGCCGTCCGCGCCGGATCGTGATTTTCGACGAGATCGACAAGTTCAAGGCCTCGATCGGCAACGACGGCGACCCCATAGATCAGGGCTTTCAACGCACCCAGAACTTCTGGAACGCGAAGAAGCTGCTGGCCTCGACGCCGAGCGAGACCGGGCTGTCGCAGATCGACGACTGGTTCCAGCGCTCCGATCAGCGCCATTATGAGGTGCCATGCCACGCGTGCGGCGAATACCAGCCGCTCGAGTGGGAAACCAGATCGGCCGGTGCCGACGGCGAGGAAATCGTCGAGCGGCGCGTGATCTGGCCCAAGGGTGAGCCGCACAAGGCGGAATATTCCTGCCGCTATTGCGGGGCGATGTGGGACGACCGGCAGCGCTACCTGGCGGTGCGTGCTGGGCGCTGGCGGGCCTATGCGCCGTTTCGCGGCATCGCAGGGTTTCACTGTAACGCATTGGTCAGCCCCTGGGTGACGCTCGCCGAGCTCGCGGCCGCGTGGGAGGATGCCGAAGGCAAGCCCGCCAAGGAGCAGGCGTTCGTCAACCTGAAGCTCGGGCTGTCCTACAACCCGACCAAGCGGGCGACGACGACGGCATCGGAGCTCATGGCGCGGCGGGAGGATTACGGGCCGGACCGTCTGCCGGACGATGTGCTGCTGATCACCGCCGGCGTCGACGTGCAGCCGGACCGCTTCGAGGTGCAGTATCTCGGCTGGGGTGCCGACGACGAGAAATGGGTCATTGACCACGTCAAGCTCTATGGTGACGTGACCGACCTCAATCTGTGGCGACGGCTCGATGCCGAGCTGCTGCAGCGCACGTTCAAGCACCCGTCCGGCAAGGAACTCAGGGTGGAATCGGTGGCGATCGACGCCGGCTACCTGCAGCAGCGGGTGCTCGAATTCTGTCGCGAGGCGGCGGCCGCGTGGAAGCCCTATTACGCGACCAAGGGCGTCGATGGGCAGGGGCGGCCGATCTGGAAGGAATCGGCTGAGAAATTCCGGCTCGGCGCCAAGCTCTACCTCGTCGGCGTCGACGACGGGAAGACGACGCTCTACCAGGAGCTTGCCGTTCGCCCGGACAAGGACACGGGTGTGAGGCGGTATCGGGTGCATTTTCCCGCTCACCTCGAGCTCGACTACTTCGAGCAGTTGGTGGCCGAGCGGGTGAAGATCGAGTTCGTGGCCGGTCGGCCGCGGCGGAGATGGATTCTGCCCGGCGGCAAGCGCAACGAGGCGCTCGACACGTTCGTTTTGGCCATGGCCGCGCGTTACCGCTTTGCGGCGGTGGACTACGAGGCGCGGCGCGCGGCCATGCAGGGAACGGCCAGGCCGGCCGATTACGGCAAGCTCGCCGAAATGTTCAATTGAGGGGGGAGGCAGATGACCTCCGACGAGTGCCAGGCGGTGCTCAGGTCGCTCTATGATGCCATGCTGGCGCTGGCGAAGGGCGAACGGGCCGTCAGCATCATGTTCTCCGAGCGCCAGGTCACCTACAGCCAGGGGCAGCTCCGGGATCTGCAGGCCCTGTACCAGGCGCACTACCGCCAATGCGGTGCCGACTCCGGGTTGCCGGACCTGTCAGCCGCCGGCCGTGTCGAGCGCGGTGCTCCTGCCACGTATCGGATGCTCTGATGACCGAGGTCGCCGCACCTGAGCCCGTGGCCGCGCGCCGCGAGGCCGAGATCACGGCTGCCGTCGAGCGGGTGCGGGAGGCCTACCGCGATGCGCAGCTCTACGGCGGCGGTGAGATCGCCTGCTGGCGACCGCGGCTGATGTCGGCCGACGCCGCCGTGCTGCGCGACGGCCCGACGTTGCGCGCCCGGGCCCGCGACCTCGTCCGCAACAATCCGTTCGCCAAAAACGCGGTCCGGATGAACCGCGACGCGGTGTCGGGCTCCGGGCTGAAGCTGGCGCTCAAGATCGACTGGCGCACGCTCGGGCTCAAGGATATCGAGCAGGCCGCGGAATGGCAGGACTTCGTCGTCAGGGCCTGGGAGGCCTACGCCGACTCGATCGAGTGCCAGGCTGACGCGCGCCGGCAGCGCACATTCTCCGAGCTCTTCGCGCTTGCCGACATAACGGACTTCGTCGACGGCGAGAGCCTTGCCGTCATCGAGATGAAGCCGGGTGTGGGGATCTATCAGACCTGCCTCAATCTCATCGACATCGACCGGTTGTCGAACCCGAACGGCATGGTCGACAGCGCCAACCTGCGCGGCGGCATCGAGCGCGACATCTACGGGGAGCCGATCGCCTACCACATCCGCGAGGGGCACCCTGCCGACGTCGGCCTTGGCCTCGGGCAGTTCGTGTGGCGGCGCGTGCCGCGGCAGACGGACTGGGGCCGGCCGATCGTGCTCCACACCTACGACCACACGCGCCCCGAGATGACACGCGGGGTGAGCGAGTTCGCCTCGGCCATCGTGCCGATCAAGATGCTGCAGGAATACTCCGACACCGAGCTGCAGTCGGCCATCGTGCAGGCGGCCTATGCGGCCGTCATCAAGACGGAGCTCGACTGGTCGGCGGCCATGCAGGTGCTCGGTGCCAAGGCTTCGCAGGTGGGCTCTGGCAATCCCATCACCGATCTCGTCTTCGCCCACATGGAGGGTGCGGCCGAGTATGCGGCGAAGCGCGAGCTCCGGTTCATGGGGGCGAAGATACCGCATCTCCTGCCCAATGAGTCCATCGAGGTGCTGCGCGCGACGCACCCGAATTCGAATTTTGCGGCCTTCGAGACGTCGTTCGTGCGGCAGCTCGCGGCGGGTCTCGGCGTCGAGGCGCACGAGCTCGCCAAGAACTACAGCGATGTCAGCTACTCTGCCGCTCGCGCGGCCCTCTTGAGCGTATGGCGGACCTACAGGACACGGCGCAACCGGATCATCAGCCAGTTCGCGATGCCGTTCTTCGGCGCCTGGCTCGAGGAGGCTGTCGCCATCGGCGCCGTGCCCTTGCCGCCGGGCGTCACGGATTTTCTCGCGGCGCGGCCCTACCTGGTGCGCGGCACCTTCATCGCCTGGGGCAAGCCGATGATCGACCCGCTCAAGG